CAAGACCGCCTGTTGCTACTAATGGCTCTAATATAGGACTTTTTTGAAAGGAATCAATGTTAGGAATACTTAACTTAACACGCCAATCTTTACCATTAGGGTCTGACGCCCATTTTGCAGAAGTAACTTGTAATTCATCTGGTTCACCATCTTTAGGTATAGTACGTGAACGTATACCTTTCATAAACCCTTCGGCACCATCAGAGATTGCCTGCACACTATCACGTGCTAATTTCGAAATCTTGTCGACGGTAATACCGTCTTTCTTATTATCTATTGGATCGCTCATTTTATTTTGGTGTCCTATCTATAAAGTATTTATTGACTTTTTAATAAGAGTAGTTTATAATAAGAGTTCAAATAGGAGAATATCTTGAAAAAAGTAAATTATTTAAACAATAAGGACTTATTAAAAGAAATACACAAGTCCAAAACAACATATTGTAGTTATGTTGACCAGAGTTATGCTGACTTTGATATTATACTGCCAAGTATAGATAAAATTAATGTTCGCACGATTGCTGAAGCAAAACGTAACAAAGCCAAAAAATTAGGAACCGCAGAGTACGAAGCACGTAAACTTGCTGGTGAAAAAGTAAAACAAGCAGAGTGTGCCATTGATTATAGAAAAATGGAAAAGAATGAATTAATTTTTAGAATTATGTCATTTGATCATATTCCAGAAGAAAAAGGACGTAAAAAGAATCCAAAGACTGTAGCAGATACAAGAGTTAAGTTAAACTTTCCACCATTCCAACATTTTAAGTTTGATGAAGAAACACAAGAGTTATTGTGTGTTGGTAAAAGTCATTGGGAAGGTGGTATGGAAAACGGTGCGTTTAGTTTAAAGCATGGTAAGACTACTGAAAAACTTGCTCGTATGTGGATGAAACTTTGTGATCGTTATGCAACAAGAGGCAATGTACGTGGATACACATACAATGACGAGATGCGTGGACAAGCAATTTTACAATTAACACAAATAGGATTACAGTTTGACGAATCCAAGTCTGCTAATCCATTTGCATATTATACTGCGGCAGTAACTAATTCATTTGTTAGAGTTATTAATATTGAAAAACGTAATCAAAACATTAGAGATGATATTTTAGAAATGAACGACATGACTCCATCATTTACAAGACAGCAACAAGGTGAATGGGAAAGACAAGTCGAAGACCAAAGAAAAGCAATGGCGAAGCAAGAAGCAGAAAAAGGTATTAAGAAACCATTTGTTCCGCCTACTATCAAAGCCAAGGTGCCGAGATAGCCAAATAAGGTTGACTTTCATCAACAAATGCAGTACAATATAAAGAGTATAGTAATTAGAAGGAAATATTTTGTTTAAAAAATGTGCAGTATTCACAGATATTCACTTTGGACTAAAGTCCAATTCAGTGGCTCATAATCAGGACTGTGAAGCGTTCGTAGATTGGTATATTGAAAAGGCAAAAGCCGAAGGTTGTGAAACAGGCATCTTTATGGGTGACTGGCATCATAATAGAAATAGTCTAAATATTGTTACAATGGATTATTCAATCCGTTGTCTTGAAAAACTTGGTAAAGCATTTGAACAGTTTTTTTACTTTCCTGGTAACCATGACTTATATTATAAAGATAAAAGAGATATTCAGAGTGTTGAGTTTGCAAAGCACATTGACGGTGTAACTGTAATTGATGAAATTACAACAATAGGTGACAGTACTATGGTGCCGTGGCTTGTTGGTGAAGAATGGAAGAAGATTCCTAAGATTAAAACAAAATATATGTTTGGTCATTTTGAACTTCCTAATTTTTACATGAATGCAATGGTACAAATGCCTGACACAGGTGAATTACAATCTAAACATTTTGTACATCAAGATTATGTTTTTAGTGGACACTTTCATAAACGTCAAACACAAGGAAATGTAACATACATTGGTAATGCGTTTCCACACAATTATGCAGATGCATGGGATGATAAACGTGGTATGATGATATTAGAACATGGCGGAGAACCACAATACGTTGATTGGACAGATTGTCCTAAGTATAGAACTGTAAAACTAAGTCAACTAATTGATGAAAAAGATTCATTACTAAAAAGTAAAATGTATCTAAGAGTTACACTTGATATTAACATTAGTTACGAAGAAGCAAGTTTTATCAAAGAAGAATTTATGAGGAACTACAGTTGTAGAGAACTTACATTAATTCCAAGTCAGCAAGATGACGAAATAAACAGCGACATTGACATTACAAAATTTGAAAGTGTAGATCAAATTGTTGCAGAAGAAATTAATGCTATTGATTCAGAGAATTACAATAAGCAAACACTACTAAACATTTACAACGAGTTATAGAATGATATTAATTAAAGACCTAACAGTAAAAAACTTTATGAGTGTGGGTAATCAGACTCAAGCAGTTAACTTTAATAATAAGCAATTAACCTTAGTCCTTGGAGAAAACTTAGATCAAGGTGGTGACGACAGTGGGTCACGTAACGGTACAGGTAAGACCACAATCATTAATGCATTATCTTACGCATTGTATGGTGTGGCACTAACTAACATTAAACGCAATAACCTTATCAATAAAACAAATGGTAAAGGTATGCTTGTTACTCTTAACTTTGAAAAGGCAGGAGTAAATTATCGCATTGAAAGAGGACGTGGTCCTAACTTATTAAAGTTTTTCATTGACGATACAGAGCAAGACATTGAAGATATGAGTCAAGGAGATAGTCGTAAGACTCAAGCAGACATTGGCGAACTACTACAAATGAGTCATACAATGTTTAAGCACTTGGTTGCATTAAACACATACACTGAACCGTTCTTAAGTCTAAAAGCAAACGATCAACGTGAAATCATTGAACAGTTACTTGGTATTACTATACTTTCTGAGAAAGCAGAAGAATTAAAAGTAAAACAAAAAGAAATTCGTGACGCTATTACAGAAGAAACTGCACGTATTAATGCTATACAAACAAGTAATGATAAGATAGGCGAAACTATTAACAGTTTGCAAATTAAAAGTACTGCTTGGAAAACGCAAAATGCAAAAGACTGTGAACGCTTACAATCAGGCATTGATGAATTAGAACACTTAGACATTGAACAAGAACTTTCTAATCATGAATTACTTTCTAAGTGGGAAGAAACTGATACTTCAAGAAGAAACTTAACTAAAGAAAAAGCAACACTTGAAAGTGCATTATCACAAACAGATAAACAGGTTGCAAAAGCAAGTGGAGAACTTGAACATATTGATGAAGCAAAATGTCATGCTTGTGGACAAGACTTGCCAGAAGAAAAGATTGACGAAATACAAAAGAAATTAGAAGAAGAATATGCTGACACAATGTCCTACTTAATGGAGATTGATACAAAGTTTCAAAAGGTACAGGCTAAACTTTCTGAATTAGGCGAAGAACAAACAAAGCCAAATACATTTTATGAAACTGCAAAAGAAGCATATGAACACAGAAGTAATGTTGACAATTTAAAATCAGCACTTGGTGCAAAAGAAACAGAAACAGATCCTTACGTTGATCAAATTGACGAACTAAACAATAGTGCTATTCAAGAAGTTGATTGGAATTCAGTTAACGATCTAAATTCAATGAAAGAACATCAAGACTTCTTGTACAAACTATTAACAAATAAAGATAGTTTTATTCGTAAAAAGATTATTGAACAAAACCTTGCATATCTAAACAACAGATTAACAAATTACTTAGACAAGATAGGATTACCGCACAGTGTTGTATTCCAAAACGACTTAACAGTATTAATTACACAACTTGGTCAAGACTTAGACTTTGACAACTTGAGTAGAGGTGAGCGTAATAGACTTATACTTGGTATGAGTTTTGCATTCCGTGATGTATGGGAAAGTTTATATCAGAATATTAATTTAATGTTCATTGATGAGTTGATTGACAGTGGAATGGATACAGCAGGTGTTGAACAAAGTCTTGCAATCCTTAAGAAGATGGGTAGAGAACGTAAAAAGAATATCTATCTAATATCACACAAAGACGAATTACAAGGTCGTGTGCAGAATGTACTTAAGGTTGTAAAAGAGAATGGCTTTACATCATACGCAAACGATGTTGATATAGTACAATGAGCATTGAAGACGATACACATGACAAGTTAACCAAGGCATACTTGGAATATTACAAAGAACTTGCATTATACCAGAAGCACGGTGGAGAACGCACTATGCAATCAAGCCGGAAATGGCTTAGAGAGATACGTAGCCTTGCTAAAATACGTATGGACGAGATTAAATCCGACTTTGATGCCAAGAAAGAGGCGAGGAAAAGATCGTAACAGTAAGTAAGTTCATGCAGTGGACTTATAAAAGCAAAGAAGTAAAAGAAATCCCAGAAGACGTAGAAGGATTTGTGTACATAATCACAAATCTTACTAATAATAAAAAGTACATAGGCAAGAAATTAGCAAAATTTAAGACCACTAAACCACCACTTAAAGGCCGGAAGAACAAACGCAGAGGTTACAAAGAGTCAGATTGGCGTGACTACTGGGGAAGTTCAGACAAACTCAACGAAGACGTACAAGCATTAGGCACTGATAAATTCACAAGAGAGATACTTTACTATTGTAACAGTAGAGGCTTGA